GAGGGGGAAAGGGCCGGGGGTGCGGGTGGTTTGATCGCTTATTTGCTCAAGCACGTTGGGCAATTTAGTATTACCGGAACTCCGCATCAAATTTGGGCGTTGACCCAATGGTAAGGTTTCTTATATAGGGCCCCTTACGAAATACTTGACGCCTCAAACTGGGGCGACCATCCTGAGACCCCCGCGGCTTGCCACGGGGGTCTCTCAGTTTGTGGGGTGGTATGCTAAAAACAGCGTTGCTAATTGATGGCGGGCACTTGCGAGTTTGCGCCAAAAGAGCTGGAAAAACGTACGATAATTCTTTCATCGAAGTTTTTAGCCACACCTGTTTTTCTCAAGACGAGTATAAGTTCCGGATTTTCTATTATGATTCTCCGCAGTATCGTGGGACGGTCAAGCTCCCTGTAACCGGCGGGGACACCACATTTCAGTCAAATGATAGGTGGCTGAACGACCTTGCGAAACTAGAGCGATTCGCTGTCAGGCGAGGTACGCTGGGTTTTCGAGGCTGGAAACCGAAAAATACGCCGATTGCGGGCAATGCCTTAACGGATGCCGATTTTGCGCCCATTTTTGAGCAAAAGGGCGTCGACATGAGAATTGGGCTAGATATAGCGACGTTCGCCGAGCGCCAAAGTCTTCATCGAATCCTTTTGGTCTCAGCCGACACCGACATGATTCCAGCAATGAAGCAGGCGCGAATATCGGGAATCGAGGTCGGGCTGATCCAATTGCCCGCACCAGCGGCTGAATTGCACGGCACCCTTAAAGCACACTCAGATTTTGTACGAGCGCTAGCCGCGATCTAACTCCGACTGATCCGGTCCAACTCGTAAGGCTTCGCGACCCTCTCCCTCAAGGGAGAGGGGAATTTGCAGGAGATCATCATGAACTGGTTTGGCCGCAAGGCCGCGCAGGTGCCTGCGCGGCCCGCTTTGTCGCGTGTGTATGGGAGCTGGAGTGCGCCTGCGCCCTTGAGCTGGGAGGCGCAGGTGCGCGAGGGGTATTTGTCCAATGCGATTGTCCAGCGGGCGGTGCGGCTTGTTGCCGAGGCGGCGGGGAGCGCGCCGGTGGTGGCGAGCGATCCGGCGTTGGCGGCGCTCGTTTCCGCGACGTCGGGCGGGCAGGGGCTGGTCGAGACTTTGGCGTCGCAGCTGCTGCTGCACGGCAATGGCTATGTGCAGATCCTGGCCGATGGCGCGGGCGCGCCGGCGGAGCTGTTTGCGCTGCGGCCCGAGCGGGTGACGGTCGAGGCCGACGCGCGCGGGTGGCCGGTGGCCTATCGCTACAAGGCGGGCGGGTCGGCGGCAGTGCTGCCCGCCGAGGATGGCGCGGGGCGCGTCGCGGTGGTGCATGTGAAGGCGCTGCATCCGCTCGACGATCATTATGGCGCGGGCTGTCTGGGTGCGGCCTCGGGCGCGATCGCGGCGCACAATGCCGCGGCGCGGTGGAACGCGGCGCTGCTCGAGAATGCGGCGCGGCCTTCGGGGGCGCTGGTCCATGATCCGGGCGACAAGGGCATGCCTTTGTCGGCGGAGCAAGTGGATCGGCTGCGCGAGGAGCTGGCCGAGAGTTTTGCGGGCGGGGCGAACGCGGGGCGGCCGTTGCTGCTCGAAGGCGGGCTGAAGTGGCAAGCCTTGTCGCTGTCGCCCGCCGAGATGGATTTTCTGGCGCTGAAAGATTCGAGCGCGCGCGAGATCGGAACCGCGTTCGGGGTGCCGCCGATGCTGCTCGGGCTGCCAGGCGATGCGACCTATGCCAATTACCGCGAGGCCAATCGCGCCTTGTGGCGGCTGACGGTGTTGCCGCTCTGCGCGAAGATTTTGGGGGCGGTGGCGCAGGGGCTTTCGGGGTGGTTCGAGGGCGCGGAGCTGCGGGTCGATCTGGATAAGGTGCCGGCGCTGGCCGAGGACCGGATGGCGCTGTGGCGCGAGGTGTCGGCGGCCGACTGGCTGAGCGCGGACGAGAAGAAGGCGCTGTTAGGGCTCGGGTAGCTTTTTTGTCAATTCTCACACGAAGACACAAAGAGGGCAGTTCGCCCGAGCGACCTGGCGTGGTTCCGTGAAGCGGCTTTACCCGATCTTGAAGGCCGCCTGACGGCGGCGGATCGGGCCTTCCTCTTTGTGTCTTTGTGTGAGCCAATTTTAGGACATCGACATGGACGAAGATGAAGCGCTGGCGCGGTTGATCGCGCTGGCGGGGACGAGTGCGGCCGGAGCTTCCGGTGCGCCCGATGCGGCGCTGTTGAGGGCGGTCGTGGAAGAGGCGAGCGAGCTGGGGGCGCGGCGGGCGCTGGCGCGGCTGGGGCTCGCCGATGCGGCGGCGCGCGACGACGTCAGCGATCTGCGCCAGCTGCTCGGCGCGTGGCGCGATGCGAAGAAGAGCGCGTGGGCGGCGGTGGTCGACTGGGCGGTGCACGGGGTTCTGGCGCTGCTCGTCGTCGGGCTCGCGGTGAAGCTGGGGCTGCCGGGGCTTTTGAAATGAGGGCGGCGGCGGAACAGGCCCTCCCCCAACCCCTCCCGCAAGCGGGAGGGGGGATCAGGCTTGCCGGTTATGCGTCGGTGTTCGACCGGGTCGATCGGGGGGGCGATGTCGTGCGCAGGGGGGCCTTTGCGGCGAGTTTGCGCGAGCGGCGGATGGTGCCGTTGCTTTGGCAGCACCGGCCGGGAGCCAGCATTGGGGTAATCGAGACATTGGCAGAGGATGCGCGGGGGCTGCGCGTGGTGGCGCGGGTGACGCACCCGGCGGCGGCGAAGCTGGTCGCGAGTGGCGCGCTGACGGGGCTGAGCTTTGGCTATCGGGTGCGCGCGGCGCGTGGGGACAATCCGCGCGAGTTGGTGGCGCTCGACCTGGCGGAGGTGAGCCTGGTGGCGGCGCCGATGCAGCCGCTCGCGCGGGTGATTGCGGTGGAAGGGGGATCGATCCTCCCTGCGCCGCAGGCGTGGGGAGGTGGCAGCCCACAGGGCTGACGGAGGGGCTATGGCACAGCGTCGCTGCCCCTCCACCACGCCCTACGGGCGCGGTCCCCCTCCCCATGGCTTCGCCACAGGGAGGATGGTGTTTTCAGAAGGAGTGACAAGCATGGACGATATGGAAGTGAAGGCGGATGCGCTCGATGGGGCATTCGATGCGGTGCTGGCGGCCGAAGCGGTCGACGAGCTGAAGGCTTCGGTCGCGGCCTTGAAGGCGCAGGTCGATGCGCAGGCCGTGGCCGCGTCGCGGTTGCCGCTCGACGGGGCGAAGGCGGCCGATCCGGCGCGCGATGCCTTTGTCGAGCGATACCTGCGGCGTGGGATCGACGCGGGGGTCGAAATGAAGAGCCTGTCGGGGGCGTCGGGCGGCGAGGGTGGTTTTGCGGTGCCGCGCGAGATCGACGGGAGCATTGCGGCGACGCTCAAGACTTTGTCGCCGATCCGCAGCATTGCGACGGTCGTGCAGACGGGCACGAGCGGGTATCGCAAGCTCGTCGCGACGGGATCGATGGGGACGGGCTGGGTCGGCGAGACCGCGGCGCGGCCCGAAACCGCGACGCGCAGCTTTGCCGAGATCGTGCCGCCGACGGGTGAACTCTATGCCAATCCGGCGGCGAGCCAGGCGATGCTCGACGATGCGATGTTCAACGTCGAGGACTGGCTGGCCGAGCAATTGGGGCGCGAGTTCGCGATCGCCGAGGGCAGTGCGTTCGTGAACGGCAACGGGACGAACCGGCCGAAGGGGTTCCTCACTTATACCGCGACGAACGAGACCGACAGCATCCGCGCCTTCGGGTCGCTGCAATATCTGGCGACGGGCAATGCGGGCGCCTTTCCGGCGTCGAACCCGCAGGACAAGCTGGTCGAGCTGGTCCATTCGCTGAAGGCGCCGTACCGGCAGGGGGCCTGCTGGGTGATGAATTCGGATACGCTGAGCCGCATCCGCAAGTTCAAGACCACCGACGGCGCCTTCATCTGGCAACCGGGGATGGTCGAGGGGCAGGCGGCGACCCTGCTCGGCTATCCGGTGGTCGAGGCCGAAGACATGCCCGATGTCGCCGCGAACAGCCTGTCGATCGCCTTCGGCAACTTCCGCGCCGGCTACCTCGTCGCCGACCGCGGCGAGACGCGCATCCTGCGCGATCCGTTCAGCAACAAGCCATTCGTGCATTTCTATGCAACCAAAAGGGTGGGCGGTGCGATCATCGATTCGCAGGCCATCAAACTGATGAAGTTCGCCGCCAGCTAAGCAGCGCTGGTGCGCGAAGGGCGCCCGGCCCTGGCTCCCTTCCCTTTCGGGATCGG